CTCAAACAATCCAGCTAGTAGATCTGTTACTACATCTACTACTTTTTCAAATAGTTCTTGTTCTTTATCTTCAGGTATAAAAGGAAGATTAATCTTTGCATTAATTGCTGATGCAATCTTTTCTTCCATTTCTTTAGAATTTAGAGCAGACATCATATCGTCTTTAACTTTATCAGCTTGAGACTCAGCTGCTGCTACTAGCATTGCTTTTAGATTCATTATATTATCCTCATTATTAGGTTTATTATTATAGGTAAAACAACCACAGTAATTGCACCCCAGGTTTTAATAACTGTAATGTCATTAGTATGTGATTCGGTTTTACCATTAAGTTTATCTAAATGTTTCTCTATTCTCTGTAGAGTTTTAAAAATTGAGATTTGTCTCTCATCTAGTTTTACTAGTTTAGCAGTAACTTCAGTTCTATAGCTTTCAACACTCATTTTGAAGCATCCATCTTTCCTTTAATATAAAATAACTCATTACTCTGAGTTCTTAGTTCTTGTGTTAATTTTTCATGTCTTCTATCTGCATTCTCCATCGTATTCTCATATCGTCTATCTGAATCGTTATCAGATGTGTTATGCCGATCAATCAATTTTATTATCATTCCTTCCATATTTTCTAATGTCTCAGATTGCGCCCTATTCTCAACAGTCAAATCTTCAATTGAAGCAGAGTTACGATCATTCGTTTTCCCCTGTCTTACAATCATCCATACTGCAATGGCAACCATTACCCCTACAGTACCATACTCTTGATAAAACTCCATCCATTCCATATAAGTTCTCTATTGTGCTTGGTTTCATATTATACGCACCCCCACTACAAAGAGTGGGGATGCCCATCATTACTTACTTGTCAGTCAAAGCCCATTCTAAAGAAAGCATATCTCTAGGTGTCAGCTCTGCATCTTTGAAATCACTAACCTTAAACTTTTTGATTTTAAGATCAATTTTTTCATCAAGTAGTTTAGTAAGTTCTGCTGTGAACTTTTCCGCTTGACCATTCTCAAAAGTATACCTTACTTGTCCGTCTTCACCTTCAGCTTCGCCTTTTGTTCCATACTTTTCAAGTAATTCTTGACGAATCTTATCGTAAGACTCCATGTGAGGTTCTACTTGTTTAGCGAATTTTGCCAAACGAAATGCGATTACTGCCTTCACTTTAGAATCCATAAGTTTTTGAATTGTAGGCATAGCCGCTGCTACTTCTCCAAGTTGCATAGTTTACTCCTTTGTTATTGTTTAACTTTCAGCCGCAGTTTTGACTTTTGCCATCTCTGCTTCTAAAGCCGATTTTTGATCACCAAGACTAGAAATCTGTGATTCTAGACTAGCTAGTTGAGATTCCATTTGGCGATAAGTTATTTCAGATTTAACTTTTGCTGGTTGATGTTCTTTTTCAACAACACTATCTTTCCAAGCATCAGCTCCACCAGAAGCAACTTCTTTTTTTGTGAATTTGTCTGCCATTTCAGACTCCTTTTTTGGTTATTGGTTTATGCATTTTTCAGAGCTTCTACTTCTGCTTCCAATGCATCGTTTTTTACTGATAATTCTTGTACTGCTTTTGTAAGATAAGCAACTAAACCTATTGTATTAACGGATTTCCCTTGACTCCCATCAATTTCAATTCCATCTTCTGTAAAAAAACTTGGTGCATAATCATCACCCTGAACATTCTCAGGCATTACAGTAGCTACTTCTTGAGCTATAAACCCTGATGAATCTCTATCGCCCTTTCTCCACTTAAAATTAACAGGTCGAAGTTGTTTAATAAAATTTAAACCGCTAGATAGAGTAGATATATCTTTCTTTAATGCAATATCTGATGTATCGTTAAAATCTCCTGATACAACATTATTAGCTGCAGCAGTCATTGACGTAGCACCATCATTTCTAAATGTCATTACACCATTTGTTTGATGCTTTATATACCCATCTGTGTTACTAGTGCTAGTACCAAACATAAGATACCCAGCATTACTTTGATTCTCACCACAATTTAAAGCAATGGCAACAGAACCAGTTTCTGGAGCATCTAGAACCATATTAGCATAGGTAAATGTAGGTATCTCAGTACTTGAACTTGTACTACTTTTAAGCAAAAGGTGTCTATCAGCATCATCGGTATTAGTATACATTACAATTCTATTACTATCTCCTTCTAAATCCATCATCGTAGAAACGCCACTTCCAAATCTTAAAGCATAAGGCGAATCTTTATTAGCAGTAATAAACCAATTACTTCTATCATAAGTACCTGCTTCTGCGAATAATTTTATTTGAGCACTATCAGTTGCATTTGCTTGAACAAGAAAAGAAGCATTTGGACCAAGCACCGCAACGCTAGTACCATTAGACCCATCGTTATCTATCCTTAATCTTTCAGTGTTATTTGTATAATAATAAAATCTTTGCTCTGAGTTGTTCATTGCCATGAAAACATCATCACTATTTTTGCCTTTTATTACAAGACCTGATGCACCACCCATCAAATAAAGATAATCATTACTATGTTTAAATAAAGAATAGTCTGAACCTGTGCTATTTCCTGCAAAACTAAGCCTATTGTAAACGTTAGTCGTATTAGTATCTATAATTATTTGTCTTTTTTCATCGCCAGTACCACCTGCGGTTAATTCTATATCACCGTGAGATTTTAACATCAGAGTTCCAGTAGTAGGGTAAACCCAACCTCCATCCCATTCTACTGAACTATGATTATCTGAATACCCAACAACTAATGATTGGTCAGCGTTTGTTATATGTAATTCTGAATAAGCACTACCGCCAGTATTTGTATTTCTAAACGTATTTACTACTCCAGTATTGCCACCATCCATACTTTGTGTAATTTTACCATAAAATGTAGCATTGCCACTACTTCTAGCGAAATTCAAAACATCATATTCTGTTGTAGAATTATTATTCCTTGTTAATCTTAAATCACCTTCTGATGACCTATTAAACCAAGACCATCCATAAGTTGCTTGAGTATAGTCTTTATTATTAAGGTTTGCTAAAAAAGGTCTTGTATTTGAATTTCCTCCACCAATTATTGTCCAAGGGTCAGCACCAAAAATATTAGTATTTGATACTGCAGTTAATGTTCCATTTGGAATTTTAACATTATTACTTTGGTCTATTTCCATAGACGATTCTGTACCATTATTGCCTACTACAAAATTTAGCCTATCGCTACCATCCATAGTTACTTTTGCATTGTAAGATGTACCTAACATCCAAAAAGCAGGAGTATTAAATGTTGTACCATTGTTATTAACAGTTAATCTTGTTACGTTGCCTGTTATAAGAGCAATTTGGTTATCTATAAATCTTAAAAATGTGTCATTGTCTCCTGCATGGAATATATCTTGAGGAACATGAAGTTCACCTCCAAATGTAGCATTTTTAGATGAGTCAAAACTTAAAGCACTTTCAGCAGAACCTCCTGTGTGCCAATGGTCAAGAACAAAGTTATCACTTGCATCTCTTC